AACAGTCGCAGCAGACGCGCTGCATTACTCGCGAACGTCCGGTCGGCGATCGCTTCCCGGGCCTGCCGTGCGGCCTCAGCCCGAAGTCCTTCATGGTCCAACCACCAGTGGGTCAGCTCGGCCGCCTCGCCCGGCGAGTCGAACCGGGGCAGCATCGGCAGCACCTCGTCGCCCTCGCCGCGGGGGTCACGCAGGAACGGCAGCCCAATCGCGGCCATCTCGACCTCGCGCGGGCCCATGGCCCAACCTTCGTGCGAGTCTCCGTCTTCGGTCTCACGGCGGTACAGGTTGATGCCGAGCTTCGCCGACTGATAGATCCGCACCCCGTCGGCGTTGTCCAGGCACTCCTTGATGTCGTGGGCCACATGCTTGCGCAGCGGGGAGTCTTCTGTCAGCCGCTGCCAGTTCCCGGCCAGCAGCACATCCAGCCCGTCCAGATCCATGGCCTCGAAGAACTCGATCCGCGACTCGAACCCGGTCCCGACGAACGCCAGGTCCGCGGCCAGGTCCTTGTCCATCGGGCCGTGGCGGTGCAGCTTCGGCCGGTAGGCGTGCGGCATGTACTCGGTCGGCGCCACGGCCCGGTAGCGGTCGATGTTCACCGGGTCGTTGAGCAGGTTCAGGTCGGCGTGCGCGGCCACCTCGACCTGGCGGGTGTCCTCGTACGGGGCCTCAGTATGGAGGACGACGACCTTGGTGCCGTAGGCGCGGGCCAGGTCCATCAACTCAGTCGGAATCAGGAACGCCGAGACGATCAGCAGCACGTGCGGGCGGAACCGGTACAGCGGGGCGTACAGCCCGTTGACCGCGAGCTCGACGGCCTGCTCCGGTGGGACGGCCTTGCGGAACGAGCCTGCGGCCACGTTGAAGTAGGCCGCGTCGTAGAAGGTGAGCCGGTCCTCGAGGTTGAAGATCTGCACCTGCTGGCCGAGCTCTTCCAGTGCCTCGACCCAGCCGGCGTAGACGTCGTGGACGCTGAACGCGGGGCCGGGGTGGCACACGACCCAGCGCATCAGCCCACCTCGACGACGATGTCTGCGGCCAGGTAGTCGACGCCGTTGAACGCCGCGATCCGCTCGTCCTCAACGACAGTGGCGTGGGCGAAGTCGACGATGTCGCCGAGCGTGGGGTCGGCGTCGATGGCGGCCTTGATGGACTTCGCGCCGGTGGACGCCAGGTACTCGTCCAGGGCTTCCTGCGCGGTCGTCTGGTCGGCCCACGACACCAAGACGGTGACCGCGAACGTCACGTCGTCCTCACCGTCCATGGACACCCCGAATGTGGTCTGACGGCGCTTGACGAACGCGTGCGGCGGGTTGACGACCCCCGGGACGACGGGACTGTGCCGCAGCCCCGTGATGGTGGCGAGCCGGTCGTCGATGCCCTCGCGGATCTCCTGAACGGTGGCCATCAGCCCACCAGCACCGAGAACCGCTGATAGGGCATCAGCAACGAGGCTACCTTCGGGTTCTCCCGGATCCGCACCACGCCGAAGTCAGAGACGCCGGCAATGCCGAACGGGGCGTCCTTGAGCTTGAACAGTTCGGCGGCCAGCATCAGGCACGCCTCTTTGACCGCCGACGGTGGTGCGGTGGGCCAACCGAACGTGCCGACGATCTGCACCCGGTCCGCGCGCTGCGATCTGCTGTACGGCACCGGGAACAGCTTCGCCCCGACCGCACGAACCTCGGAGTAGGGCCGCACCTCGGGGCCGCTGGCCGCGTTCGCCGGCCACAGTTGGTAATCCGACGCGGCCCAGGTCGTCTCGAACGTCCCGTCGCCTGCGGCGTCGGTCTTCAGGGTCGTGACGGTGACGATGTCGCCGACCCACACGTCGGTGTCGGCGAGCTTGAGACGGTACCGGTCGGTGGCCACGAACGTGGCGGTGGTGGAACCGGTGACGTAGAAGATCCGCTGGCAGTGCTGGTCGATGGCCCGCGACGCCGAGTCCAGCGCCGATTCAACCAGTGTGTCGTCGAGGTTGTCGCCGATGCCAAACCGGGCCTTGAGCTCTTCGGCGGTGGCGTACAGGTTCGGCATCATGACCACCTCTCCTCAGCGAACATGGCCGGCCATAACCGCTCGGCGGCGTACGGCTCGAGCCCGTCGCACTCCATCAGGTCATCGAAGATCCGGCGATAGAACTCGCGAGGATGCCGCAGCAGCGTTGCCCCGTTGACGCGGAACTGTCCGCCGGGCCAGAACTGCACCTCGGCACCCATCGGCACGCCGAACCAGCGTTCGTGGCAGTCGGCGACCGGGACCCCACCGTGGTGCGGGGAACCGTTGCCGGTCGACCCGTACGGCGGGTTGGACGACAGCGGCCGAAACCCGCCGCCCGGCGCCGTGAGCTGTGACCACAGATCGGCAACATGCGGAAAAGGATTACCCTGCGCGAACCCGTACAGGTCGCCGCCGCTGATCTTCTCGTAGTGAGTGTCAATCCACCACAGAAAACTGGTCGGCTCCCGTCCGTGGTTCGGCAAGTGGATGCCCTTGTGCACCACGTCCAGGTGCCAGTCGGCGGGGATCTGCGCGGTCCACTGCAGGTCTTCGTCCCAGTGGGCCACAATCAGGGTGTTCACTCGAACAGCCCGAGCCAGATCGACGCGGCCTTCTTGAACTTCGCGGTCCATCCGTCCGGTTCGTCCTCGATCGTATCCGGCAGCCCGTCGATCAGTTCCCGGTAGCAGCCGGCGACAGTGTCGCCGGTGAGCGGAAGATCGCGGACGATGCGCCAGAAATGCTCGTTCATCGCCATGCCGGGGGCCTGCTTGCGCAGGTTGGCGTACACGTCGGATTGGCGGCGATGTTCCACGCTCGGATAGCCGGACACCGCGGCCATGCCCAGGTGGTCCAGGATGCGTTTGACGAGCACGCCGGCCCAGATGTCGTCGTACTGGTCGAACCCGTAGTCGGGGCCGAACAGCCCGAAGTACATGGCCGGGGTCAGCTCAGCCCGCCACGCCAGGTTCATGCCGCACATCGGGAAGAACGACCACCGCGGGACCGTCTGAACGCCTTCTGTGGGCCGCAGACGCAGCCCCGGGTGGTGAAGCTGGGTCGGAGCGTCCAGGTCCGGCACGGACGACCACAGCCCGTGGGACAGCATGATCTGCGACTGCCCGCGGATGCCGTACGGGAAGCCGCGGAACATCGGCCCTTCGAGTGAGGAGTTGACCCAGTCCAGCGTTGCCGTACCAGTCAGGTTCGCCGCGTGCCCTTGGATCAGGTCGCTTCCGTCGGGGTAGCAGTCGGTGTCGAGGGTGACGATGATGTCTGGGTTGCGCCTCCACGCCAGGTAATAGCCGTAGGAGCGGCACGCGCTGGTCCGAGTCGGGATGATCCAGTGGTCGCCGTCGAGATCAGCCTCGATGTCGACGTGGTCCACGATCGTGACGTCGCTGTAACCGTACGGTGACCTCGGCTTGGGGCCGACGTCCTGCACGACGATGATCGGCACGTCCCGTAGCTGCTCGCGCCAGTCGTGCAGGAAATCCAGGTGCGGCAGATGGTTCGGGACCACCACGACCGCGTCGGTCACTTCAGCCACTCCGGGTGGTCGATCATCCACTTGACGGTGCGCTCCAGCGACTCGTCCAGCCCGATCGGCGGCTTCCACCCCGCCGCATGGATCTTCGACGGGTCCAGCGCGTATCTGTGGTCGTGGCCCGGGCGGCTGCCGTGATAATCCACGAAGTCGTACCGCAGTTCGCGGCCTGCGGCCTTGGCGATCCGCCGCGCCAGCTCCAGCACGCCCAACTCTTCGCCGGCCACATGCCAGCGGTCGGGCCGGTCGGCGTCCGGATAGGCGGCCGGCACGGTATCGGTGAGCATCCAGCGCAGCGAGTCCGCGTAGTTGCGGGCGTGCAGCCAATGCCTAGACGACGGATCCCAGCCATCTTCAGCTGGCCGCGCGTGTAGCGGCACAACCTCGTCGCGCAGGACCGCCCGCACCACCTTCGGCACGAATTTCTCGATGTCCTGCCGCTCGCCGATCATGTTCATGAAGTTGGTGAGCACCACCGGCACCCCGAACGTGCGCCAGTACGAGATCGACAGCGCCTCTTGCGCCGCCTTGGACGCCGAGTATGGGTTCGACGGGATCACCGGGTCCCACTCGACGTGCCGCTGACCCTCGGCCGCAGGGCCGTACACCTCGTCGGTGGACACCTGCACGAAGTGCGACAACTCGCGGGTCCGCGCCCACTGGAGCATGTTCAGCGTTACGTCGACGTTGTTCCGCACGAACGGTGCCGGGTCGGTGATACTGCGGTCCACATGCGACTCAGCGGCCAGGTGCAGCACCGCCCGCACGTCCCCGATGCGGTCGTCGAGATGTGAGTGGATCTCAGCTCGCAGATCGTGCCAGATCAGGTTCACCCGATCCGGGTCGTAGCCCTTCATCGACGTGACCCGGTCAACCCGGCCCGCGTAGGTCAGTGAGTCCAGCACCACCAGATCCCAGTCGGTGGCCTGAATCAGATGCTCAACCAGGTGGTGGCCGACGAAGCCGCAGCCGCCGGTTATCAGGACACGTGTCACACATTCCCCCACTTGTCGCGGAACCGGGCCATGCCCGCATCCCAGCCGTCGAGTTTGCTTATCGCACCAGCGCCGTCGGTGTTGTGAAGCACCATTTCGGCGCCACCGGTCAGGCAGTAGTTCGGCAGCCCGCGCGCCAGCATCTGCTGGCAGATGTCGTGGTCATAAAGGTGGAACCCGGGATATGACTCGTCCCACTCGATCTCGTGTGCGGTGGCCAGCAGCAGCCCGTCAAGGTAGCTGCAGGCACCGCCGGCGGCGCGGTCGATCACACCGATGCGTGCATCGGTGACGCTTCCGCAGGTCGTCCCGAACCACCACGGGATCACCGAGGACCTGCTGCCGATCAGCCCGACCATGCCGACACTGTCGACGCAGTGCTCGATCATCGCGGACCGAAGTTCGGCGGGCTTGAGGATCTGCACATCGGAATGGATGTAGCAGCGGATGCGGTTCTTCGCGTCCGCCGTGCCATCGTTGTACGCGGCAGCGATAGACGTCGGGTCCTCGATGAGGATCAGCTCGTCATCGTCTTCCAGCGACAACGACGCGAGCAGGTTGTCCTCAAGTATCCGCCGGTCGTGTGACGCGACGATGTAGGAGATCACCCCAGGTGCTCGAGTAGGCGAGACCGGAACAGCTCGCCGTCGGCGTCCTTGTGGTCCACGCCGATCTCGTACACTTCGTCCCAGTCGGCCTTGCCCGTCAGCGGGTGCAGGTGCTCCACCACGGACGAGCGGGCAAACGTCCACACACCGCGCCGTCTGGCCGCAGTGACGATCTCATCGTCGACGAACCAGTGCCGGTAGCCCTCATGGCACACCGTCTTCGGCCCGTCCCACGATGCGCCGACCTCGTCGACATAGCTTCGGCGGATCAGCAGGTGGGTGGCGTGCTCGCCGGACATCACCCGCGGGTTCGCCAGATCGGCAGTCCCGACCACGTGGTATCGACGGGACGCAATCAGTTTGGCGTTGACGAGCCAGTTGCGGTGAAACTTCACATCGTCGCCGACCAGGAACAGCCACGGCTCGTCAGTGGCCCGGTAGCCAGCGTTGACCCGCCGCGCGAACGACACCTCGTCGCCCACAAGCACCTCAGCGCCCGCTGAGCGCCACGCTGCGGCGCTTTCGGCGTCGGTCACGGCGTAGACCGCGGCCGTGTCTGTCGAAGCCGTCAGTGAGGTCATGAACCGCTCGGCGTTGGCCGGGCGCATTGTCGGGACGATGACCGCCGTATCAGGCGTCATCGGTCCTGCGCGGCACCGTCGTCTTGGTCGGCTCGGCCGCGGCCTTCTTCAACGTGCGACGCTTCGGCTTCGGCGCCTTCACGCCGGGCGGCGGCGTGTCGGTGAAAAGGTCCGGGAATGCCGCGACCACCGGGTGATCGTCCGGATAAGGCACCAGTGGAACGTTCTTGCCGTGAAAGCCGACGAACCCGTTCCGCTTCGGATACTTCATGCCGTCACCTCTCCGCGTTGGATCAGGTATGCGTCCAGATCGAGCAGCCGTTCTTTGACGTGCCCGATGTGCACGGCGGTGTTGACGTGGACGGGGATGCCGACCACGCCGGCCCGCCAGCAGAATGTGATGTCCTCGCCGACCGGGCGGTTGTCGTGCGCGGTCTCCTGGAACCAGGGGAACGCTGCGTTAAACCCGATCTGGCCGGTGCCGGGGATCTCGAAGTCGCGGATCCGCTCGAACGCGGTGCGGTGGATCAGGATGCAGCCGGTGCCGGTCGCGGCCACCTGGAACATCGCATCCGGCGCCCACTCGTGGAACCGGATCACCTGCGGGTTGTCCTGCTCGCCCGTCAGCCCGTACAGGGTCGGATAGATGCGGCCCTTGTCGATGGAGAAGCACAACCCGCCGACGATCGGCGCGGTCACCGGGTCTGCGAACTCGAGTAGCCGCTCGACAGTGTCCGGCAAAAACACCATGTCGGTGTCGACGAACCACAGCCAGTCCGCATCGGAGCCGTCGAGGAACTTGCGGACCACGTCGTTACGCGGCCCGGACAGGTTCGCCGACGCCTGGTGCGCCAGCCGGCCGCCGCCGTTGACGATACGCCGGTGGAACGCCATGTCGTAGACCAGCAGATCCAGCAACGACTCATGAAAGGCGGCGTTGATGTTGCCGGGATGGCAGTACGCCACCACGACTTTCTCGTCCTTACGGTCTTTCGGCACAGAGTCTCCCGAGGTGTGCGGGAACCCCGGAGCTCGGGTCTCCGGGGTTCCCTTCCCGCCGGCGCTACCGGAGGGCGATGTTGGGTCAGGACGCCTTCGCGGTGAAGGCGGGCGAGGTGTTCAACTGCAGCAGCCGGAACGCGTCCGGGTCCACCACGTCCGAACCGACCCGCCAGAAGGCGAACCAGCCGGCCTGGCCGGTCGGGCGGTTCGAGCCGGTCGACTTGACCATCGGCTCGTACAGCACGGACATGCCGACCCGGTCCACGATGTAGAACTCGCTGAAGTTGCCAGCGAGCAGGATGTTCGCCGACGTGGTCACGGTCCCGGTCATCGTCGACGCCTCGTAGATGGGCTGGCCGAGAAGCTGGTTCGGCACACCCATTCCGAGGTTGGCCCAGAAGGCCGACCCGCCCGCGGTGTCGAACTGCCGCGTCAGCGAGAAGATCTTCTTGTTGCCGATCCACGACGCCTGCGCGGCGTCGCGGGGCCGGAGTGCATCGGAGACCGCGTACACGTCTTCCACCGCGTACGCGTTGGTCGCAGCCGAGGCGACGAGAGAGTTCGTCACCGCGGCGACACCGGTCACTACGCCGTACGGCTGGCCGGCGGTGTTGCCGGTGGCGAACGCCGCACCCTCGAGACGGGCCTTCGCGTCGGCGAGCAAACGGCCGAGCTCGTTGGCGAACCCGGAGTCGGCGAGCACCTCGTACGAACCGAACACCCACGCCGCGGCCTTCTGCGGCGTGATCGTCGGCTGGCCGAACGTCGGCGACTTGTCCGCCGCTTCGGCACCCTCAGCCAACCACTCGGCGGTCACCCCGGCGCTGGTGACGCCGTTCCAGGTGTCCGTCGTGATGGTCTTGATGGTGCTGATCTGCCGCAGCGGGTCCTGGATGCCGGCGTTCGTCAGGATGATCGTCGGGTCCAGGGTGAACGGCACCATGTAGCCGCCGTTGTCATTCGTCAGCGACATCGCAGCACGCATCGCATCGCCGACCATCGTGCCCCGCGACTTCACGTAGTCGCGGAACTCCTCGTGGTACTCCGGCGAGCCGGTCAGCAGCATGTGCCGGGCGATCGACGCGGCGTGCTTGTTGTCCAGCTCGACCAACTCGTGCATCCGCTCCTTGGCGGCGTCGTCGACATGCCGGGGGGCGGTGTCGATGGCCACCTGGGCGCGGCTGACGGTGTCGTTGGCGTTGAGCAGCACATCGCCCATCAACGACCGGAACAGCACCTCGTGGTTGTCGTACGGGTCGATGGTGCGCTTGACCTCCGGTCCGCGCCGGGTGGCGGCAGGGCCGTCGCCGGACTCGGTGGCGGACTCGGTGGCGGCGGCCTGCTGGGCGCGGGAGAGCACCCTTTCGACCTGCGCCTCACGTTCGAGCGCCTTCGTCTTCAGTTGGTCCTTCTCGTCCCACTCGGTGAGCAGGTTCTCCGAACGGGTCAGGTCCTCGTCGGTGGGCTCCTCGAGCTCCTCGATCACCTTGATCTCGGCGCGGAGGGCTTCCATCTCCTCGGTGAGGACCTCGCTGCGCTTACGCGCCATGGGTCTACTCCTTCACAGGTTTCGCTCACGAATCGCCCGTTTGATGGCGATGTGGCGTTGACGAAGCCGACCGGAGTGCCCATCGGGCGAGTCCTCGGCGCCGGGTCCCGTGGTGGGAGTGGCGGTGTCGTCGTCCGGGTCCTGCGGAGTGGACGACGATGCGTGCGTGATGAACTGCCGCGCCTCATCCAGCGCGGCAACCAGTTGCTCAGCCGAACGCATGGCAAGAATGCCGGCGCCGGCATAGGCGGGGCTCGGCGTGGGGCCGAACTCCCGCAAACCCAGCTCCAGGTGCCGCCACATCGGCAGTTGCCCGCCGCTTCGGCGCACCCTGGGCGGGCGCTTCGGATTGGATCGGATGATCGGGCCGCGGAACGAGTAGCCGCGGATGTCGCCGTTGCGGATAGCCTCCAACACGGCGTCGGCGAGATCCGACCGGTTGTAGCGGGTCACGGTCAGCAGGCCGCGCCGATCCGGCTTGACCTCCAGCGCGCGGCCGATCGGGACGCTGCCCAGGTCGGATGGCGTGCCGTGGATGGTCATGCCGTGGTGGTAGTACACCCCGACACGGTCGATGCCGTGCGAAAGGGTGCGGTTGAACGCGGTGCGTTCGATCTCCTCCATGTAGTGGCCGTGCTGGTCCATGATCTCGGCGGGAGTGTCGAACACCGCCGCGTAGGCTTCCACGGTGCGGCCATCGCCGCCTGATCGGATGACGCAGTCCTCTAGCGCCCACGACCGGTCGAACATCGGCCGGGACCGGTCGGCGTCCGGCTCGTTGGCGTACAGGGCGGCCATGTGCTTGTCCGCGTCGTCCCGGCTCATGTGACAGGCCACCACCTTCCCGTCGTCGTCCTTCACCACCGCGAACGGCTCAGACGCGGGGCACTCAGAATGTTCGGATTCGATATGCCAGGGCATCGCTTAACCTCCCGACGACCCGTTGCTACTGCCGATCGGGAGTTCCAACTGCTCGCCGGCCGGCTCCGGGGTCGCGTTCGTCCCGGCCGGCTGCAACTGCACCGAGAACAGTCCCGAATGCTTACCGCGAAGCCGCGACGCCTCGCCGGAATCGACGTACTCGACCACGGCGTCCGGCTGGTAGCCGGCGTCCAGCAGCGTCCGCATCGTCTGTGCATCCGCCGCCCGGATATCAGCGGCGTCCTTCTCGTCCTCGCGCAGGAACTCGACGTCCCGATCGTCGTACCACAGCCGCGAAGCCGGCTCCGGCGGCGGCACCAGCATCTCCAATGACCCCGACGCGTTACGCCACAACGGTCTCATCGTGATCTGCGCCGTCGCGCGCTTCGCCGCGCCGAAGTTCCCCGCGTTCAGCGACGAGCCCTGCATCCCCTCAGACAGGCCCACCACTGCCGGGTGCACACCGGCCGCGTTCGCGATCCGGGTCTCGCCCGCGCCCTGGGTGACTTTGAAGTCGAGCTGGCGCATATCCGCGCCGATCACAGTCACATCCGCGCCGCCGGCGGTGAACAGCGTCTTGTAAGCATGCTCGACACCCATGTGCTGCTCGTTCATCATCCCGATGAACTCGCGGAACTGCTCCGGTGTCATCTGCTGCGGCAGCGAGACCGCCAGGTTCGGGGTCGCGGCGTTCTCGAAGAACTTCAGCTTGTGCCGGGTCGCCGCCGTGTCCGCCTGGATCTCCCGCACAATCGGGCTCAACCAGGACATGCCGCGGTAGTTCGCCAGCGGGTCCGGGCTCGGCGCGAAATGCGCCACCTCGTTAGCCAGGAACGGCTCCGGGTCACTGCCCGACGCGGTCCGCATGTCACCCTGGCCGCTCTTGCCGCCCTCGTAGTACACGTACCCGATCCGCCGCATCCCGACCCGGCCGCCATTCGGGCCGATCCGCGGCTCCAGAATGATGTCCGTCCAGTCCGGACGCAGTCGCACGACCTCATCGTCGATCACGGTGCCGAACCAGTTGCCGG